TGCCGACGACAAGTTTAGCATTAACGAAGCGATAAAGGCAGGAAAGAAAATAATCGGCAAAGGAAAACTTGTCGGCGGACAGAAAGGAATAAGACCTCCTCCTCCTATGGCGACAATGGGTTCAGGAAAAGGACGCGGTCGACCTCGCACCCGAGGAATAATGCCTGTTATGGGACACGAAAGCGGAGATATGGTTTTAACACACAAGGGTGAGATTACCCCCACTGCCTCATCCAGAGATAGTGCCATAGAATACGAAGGTGGCGACATTTTGAAAGACATAGAATCAGCATTCAAAAAGGCTGGCAAAACCATTAATAAAAAGGTCATTAAACCCGCAGGCAAATACATCACTGCAAAGAAGGGCGGTTTAGCATCAGACCTCATTGATTACGGCATTCCTGCTGCGACGGGTGCTATTGTTGGCGGTATTGCTGGACTTGCCACTGGTGGCGTTGGTGGTGTTGTCGGAAGTGCTGCTGGGTCAAAACTCGGCAAAGAAATCATTGCCCCCGCATTACACAAAGCGACGGGTGCTGGTATGCTCACTGGCGGGCATTGTGGCTGTGGCGGTGCTTTAATGCCTGCTGGATACGACGGCGAAGGTCTTATGCCTGCTGGTATGGGTCTTATGCCTGCTGGTATGGGTCTTAAACCAGCTGGATCGGGTGTTTATATGCCTGCATCGAGAGTTATTGTCCGACATGGTAAGAGCGTCAGGGCAAAAGTTATGGTTCCAAAGAAGGTCACCGTGGATGGTGGTGCTATGATGCCCAAAACCTCGTCTGCCGGAACTGGCGACTATGTCCCTATGATGATTGATACTCCTGCATTCTATACCCCTCTGATGTAAGTCGGGGCGGATTTTAGCGGGGCGGATTTTTTTCAGTTATTCTAACCCAAACCCAATTTTCAAAAAAAAAACCAAAACCTTGGTTTTTTTTTCAATTAAAAATCCGTGGGGATTTTGAACGCCAAAAATAAAAACCGCCCCAAAATCCGCCCCGCGGGGTTTTAGCCGAAAATTATTGTCGCCCTTAATTATATACATGACCGACGAATCCTCCCTTAAAGACATGATTAAAACCTTGGCGTTAATAGTTTCCAACGGACACACCGAGTGCAATGATATACTCGACTGTTGCGTCCATCATTTTTTAAATGCTGACGATGACGAGAAGAAAGCGTTTTTTGCTTTTGCCAACTGGGATGTCTGGTGTGTTCCTCCAACCCCACATCCACCCATAACCGAAGAACAATTTAAACCATGGTTCCTCGTGTTTCTTAACCTAATAGAAGCAGAGATGGTTGAGCGATTAAAACTTCCCGACCCGTTTCCCGAGATAAAGGTGAGATAATCCCCCCTTATAGTATAATGAATGCATGGACTGATGACCACGAGAGCGTTTTAAAGGCGATACATATAAACTCAATCAAGCTGATGAACGAGCATAAACGCCGACATTTTTCATTGAAGGATTCACTCAAATATTACCGCATCCCACAAATCATAATTTCCGCAATTAATAGTGTATTTAGCGTGGGACTCCAACCCTATATGGAACAGGGTTTAATATCGGTTATTAATTGTATGCTCTCGCTCATAGTGGGTATTATAGTGAGCATTGAGTTATTTTTGAGCATTGAAAAGCAGGCAGGCGAAGAACTCATATCGTCCAAAGAGTACTATATTTTGGGTGCGAATATTCAGAAAGAGATGCGATTAGACCGAGAAAATCGTGCCGTCCAGCCTCGCCCATTTTTAGACGAAGTGTATAACGAATACTGCAAACTGTATCAAAAGTCTTGTCTGCTTGATAAACGAATAACCGATTGCCTTGTCGACCATCAGGCGCAAACCCCCTCAAACACACCGTCCTCATCTGAACTCAATTTTGGGATTGAACTCCGCCAATTGGGAAGCGATACTGAGAGCGGACGATTAAATAACCCCATAATATAAATGCCGACACCAATAGACAAAGAACTCTATGCGCGAGTTAAAAAGGAAGCAGATGCCATTTATTCAAAACCCTCTGCATACAAATCAGGGTGGATTGTGAAGGAATATAAGAAACGCGGTGGCAGATATGAAGGAAGCGACGAGCGAGAACTGGGGCGATGGTTTAAAGAGAAGTGGTCGGATATTGGCGGTCAAGAATACCCAGTGTATAGACCGACCGTGCGAATAACCGAAGATACACCATTGACGGCAAGTGAAATAGATCCAGTCCAAGCAAAATCCCAGATTGCTTTAAAACAACAGATTAAGGGACGCTCGAACCTGCCACCTTTTCGCCGTTAATATATATGGAGTTGATTTACTGCAACCGCAAAACCTTTAAAAAATACCGTCACCATTCTCTTTATTTTACATTGAAAATATATAGATGATGAAATCAATGCAACCAGAGGACTTTAAGCAATCCCTTTATGAAGCGTTCCTCATACCACGGAAAGAAATAGAAAAACAAATCTCGTCGCAAAATGCCGTTATTGGTTTTATTCTTGGGTGTTTATTAGTTGGGGGCGTGATTTTATTATGTGTCATTATTTTATAATCTATTTAGACAATATAGAATGTCGCCTTGGATTACCCATGTTAAAGAATACGCCAAAAAAAACGGAATTAAATACGGCGAAGCACTCAAAGACCCCAAATGTCGCCAATCATATCACGCAGGGAAGCGTTAATTTTTATCTCGCCATTTACTATATAAATGGAGAGATACGTGTCTTTTGTTAAAGAATGGGCAAGCGACCATGGGCTTACTTATATGTGTTCTATTGGCGACCCACGCCTCAAAGCAGACTATGCAGAGTTTAAGAAGACTGGCAAAAAACCAAAGAAGTCGGGTCGTGCCTCAAAATATCAGAATAAGGAGGAAGCACGTCTCGCAAACATCGCCAAGACTGCCGAGCGGAAACGGGCGAAGAAAATGATCCAAGCTGGGACACCCGAGCGTGTGGTTGAAGCACCACCACCGCCACCGAAACCCACGGGTGAGTCTGCATTGAAAGTATTGACGAACCCAGATTTATTGAAACAGATTGGGGCATTCAATAGACCAAAACCGAAACAGTTCCCTCTTTATGGAGAGGATATTTTTGAAGGAATGACCGAAAAAGAAAAGACGCTTGCTCGTGGTATGATTGCTTATTATGACGCACAAGATGACGACTTTGAAAGATATGTTAGAGCAGATAGAGATGGAAACATCGTCGGAGAAAATAAAGGTGCATTGAAAGCACTCTCAGATGAAATAGCAAAAGATTTAAAACTACCAAAGAAGACGTGGTTGAAACAAGGCGATGCCGTTATGGAAAAATATGGTATGGATTATGGAAACTATAACCGAAAAACCCAAATGATGCGAGGCAAGGGTGTGGATTTATGACTAGAAGGCGAAGGCATTTTTGACCGTGGAAACCAAATGCCCCCATCATCCCGCGATTATTTAAAAAAAAACGGCGACCAGACCATTACCTCTATGCGTATTGAGCGTATCCCTCTCGGAAAACTTCAAAAAAGCCTGACTGCCATTGTATATGTTCGTGAATTGATGACGAAGTTCAAGAAACCGGATAATATACCACAAGACGACCTATTCCACCTGCAATTGGTTTTAACCTTATCCAATGGTCGCCGTGTTATGTGGGCAAAAGAGGAAGTCGTCAAATTGAGCGAGACCATTTATAAGGGCGATAAAATGGAGTCGCGCGAACTCGGAAAGACCAATATCAAATTACAAGATTTTGTAGACAAAACGGCAAAATACATGGGCGCCAAGTTTGCCCCTTACAATGCATTTGATAATAACTGCCAAGACTTCATTATGGCGTCCCTCAAATCAAACGGTCTGGGAACCCAAGCTGATTACGATTTTGTGAAACAAGACACCAAAGACCTATTCAAAGGTCGTCAATGGTTGATAGATATGATGAAGGGGGCAACCGATCTGGCGTCTGCATTCAATGTATTGATTGAAGGAAAAGGGGCGCATAAATAATAATTAATGCGTTCCTTTATCCAGAATTATTTAGGAGGTTTATGTATAGATGTCCGAAACTCCCAGAGAATACACAATTTATCGCCTCGCCTGCAAAACCCCTGAATGCCCCTCCAAATACATTGGAAGCACTAAATCATTTAGCACCCGAAAATCCACTCATAAACGCAACTGTGGTGCGGGGCTTAATTATCGCATTTATGAAACCATTCGCGCAAACGGTGGGTGGGATAATTGGGAAATGTCCCCCATAGAAGTGATTACATGTTTAAAACGGGAAGCATTGAAACGGGAGCAATATTGGATTACCCATCACAATGCCGACCTGAATATGGTTAGAGCAAACCTCACCGACGAGGAATACGCCCAATACCAACGAGCATATTATATCGACCACAAACAAGCTATGATTGAGCGTGCTATGAAATATTACGACGATAATAAAGATAAATGCCTCGCATACCAAGCACAATACCGTGCCGAGAATGCCGACAACATCAAGGAATATATGAAGGAGTATCGTAAGGAAAACAAAGACAAACTCCGCGATTATATGCGAGGATACATGAAAGCATACAACGCAAAAAAGCGTCAAGAAAAAGCGCAAGTTTAGACATTAATATCTGATTATTAATGTATAATGGCAAAAATCGGCAAACTCTTTGACGAGCGTGAAACCCACACTCACCCCGACGGAAC